CGTGCTTCGCCTGCAACAAACTCAATCTGCGCCGCAAAGATAAAAAGATTCTCTGCGTGCTGATCAAACCCTGTGTTTCTGGCAATGCCCATCACATCGCCAATCGTCAAATCTTTCACGTCAGCACCTCCTTAATGTGTTGAGGCACCCTCGGCAGTGGCGCCCAGGCAACCGCCCATTCGGACCAGGTGCCAATGACGCACACGCCGCCAGGATTCAGCAACAATATCTTTACGCCTAGTGGCGGCGGGTCATCTTCGGGCGTGCGCCATGAAGCTTCACCCGCGAGGTAGTCTTTCATGTCCTTGCTCGTATGGCGGTGGCGCACCAAGTTGCTAGTACATCCTCGCCTTCGTATTCGGTGTCTATGTCTTCACACACCTTCGCACACGCCTCACGCTCGGCAGCGGCAATTATGGTGGCGAACTCTGCGAGTGACTCTGCGGTAAAAGCATAAATGCCGTACTCGTTCTTTGCCATGCGGATGATGTCTTCTCTGTTCATTTTAGATACCTAACCCAACGATATTTGGGCTGTGTTTTTATTCGCTGCACCCCTAACATATCTCTACTCTCTGCAATTGACACGCCATTTCTCCTCGAATGACGAAAAACATATCTTCTATGCCGCTTTTCGCCATTAGCGTCTATCAAATGCCACTCAGGGTTGGTAACTCCGTGAAGTTTGAAATTACTTGCTTTATAAACTGTACCTTCGTGCCCCTGCTCAGGGTCTGCAAAAGCTACAACGCATTCGCAATCAAATTCTTTCCTCACCAGTTTTATACTGGCAGATATAAACTTACTAAGCGGGTACTCTGGTATAGGCGGCTCACTGCGGCACATTCGCTTAATTTCTAATACTTGATTGACTTTTAGAAACTTAGCCTGATAAGGGTTAACTCCTATTCCATATACGATCACAGCGTATAAATTATCGTCAACAAAAGCTCCGAAAGAAATATTTTTGCCAGTAGGGATTCTATGAGAGTAATGCCATTGCTCCACCCAAAGTTTTGCAGTTTTATGGTCTATTTTTTTAATATCAAATCTCATCTTAGCCCCTCGCCATGCGGATAATGTCTTCCCTGTCCATCACGCCGCCCTTATCCCAAATGGGTTATGCCACAGTACTGGTGCTTTAGGCTTACGCGGCTTAAAGGTCTTGTACTCTTCCTTAACCTCAAAGTAATTCACCATCACTTTCTTCCAGGGTATCTCAACGTCTTTTATCCCCTTGGACTTCACAATCAGATCATCTCCCGCCAACTCGGTCATGAGTTGATCAATCCTCTTGGTGGTCATGTCAAACTTTGCCGCCAAGTGCCAAGCATTCACAGGGTTCTTCAACCCCTTCAAATAATCAAAAATCATCTTCTTGCTTTCTGATCTACGCATTTTTCGTTTTGCCATTTCTACCCCTCTCAATTAAACAACCGCTCTTAAGTTCCTCTTAATCGGCTTACCCCATTGCGAGTTGTAAGCCTTACCGTACAACGCCGTTCCTGCATCGCTGGCAAAGGTCAACGCCAAAGCATCAGCCATATCAGGTGATCCAATCCCGCGTTTTCGCATCTCGTCCTTGCTCTCTAGCTTCATCTTCCCGTTGCTGTTAAACGAATAACGCGGTGAGACAAGTTCCGCCAAAAGCGACTCATCTTTAGGAATCTTGCAATCGCGCTTTTCCAACCACGCTTTCATCTTTCCCCATAACTCAGCACGCAAGTTCACATAAATCGTTCCCATGGCCGGAGACTCAGCCACGTTGATTCCACGCGCAGGCAGATTCAATTCGCGCAAGCGGTCCACAACGCCGGCCCCCAAGCCAATCGAATCGACAAGGATTTCAACGGGCCTGTCTTCTGGCTTCATGGCCTCGTACTCAGCGACCACCGCGCCCGTGGTCTGCATCAAATCCAACCCACGCCACTTGCGTATCTCGGTCACTGCATTACCTTTACGCTTTGCCAACGCCGTGGCGTCCGTTCCAAATCGCGCCACATCCAATCCCCACACCGTTTGTGTATCCGTTGTTTCAACATCACGGTGAAAAGCGCTATCCACCAGCTCAACGCCAATCAAGGTATCGTCATCGGTACGCGGAAACTCACCCAAGACGCGAACACGAAAAGCGTTGGACTCTTCGCCATACCTTGACGCCATATCCTTGATATAAGCGTCGCTGACCCTTTTAGAGTCATAGCAGGACACGCGACGTGTCCACCACTCATCCTTCAATCGGTTATGCGTGTCAAAGAAAAACCCGCTGGATTTTGTCGGATTCCCCAACAGAATCGTCACAGCGTTATGCCCTGACATGGAACCCGCCGCCGCCTCGAACACGGACTCAGGGATACCCGATGCCTCATCCGCCACAAGCATCACATGGTCCGAATGCACCCCTTGCAATGCTTCAGGTTGCTCGGCACGCGACGTACGGGCGGAGATAAACGCTTCCGTGGGCGATGACTTCAACTCAATCCGATCCGTTTTCGGATCAAGCAACTGCCGCCACACATCAGGCAATTCCTTAACCCAACGCTTCAACTCAGCAAACAGTGCGTCATACAACTGGCTTGTCGTTGGCGCAGTCACCACCACTTTCACCGGATAACGGCAAAGCACAAACCAAATCATCGCCCATGACGCAGCAGTCGATTTACCCACACCGTGACCGGACCTTACGCTGATCTTTCGCTCGCCATCAGAAATAGCTTGCAAAAACTCAATCTGCCAAACATCAGGCTCAACGCCAATCACTTCACGCACAAACAACGGTGCGTTGTTCGCGTACCGGTCCAAGGCACGCGCAAACAACTTCACCAACTCATGATTCTTTAACTCTTCATTCACGTCCAAGCACCTTTGCAACGCCAGCGTGCGTAATCGTCACGCCATGCAATTTCATCACTTCACCGGCAATCTGACGCAGTGACATAGACCCTTTCAAAGCCTTAATCGTTGCAATGGCGGCTTGCTGCTCGGCAACAGGCTCAAGGGTCGCTGCCTTGCCAGCACCTACAACGCGAAACCCAAAAGGCGGCAATCCCCCAACGTGCCCGCCGGCCTGACGCTTTGCCGCCTGGCCTACGCGCTGGCGATCCTTAATCACTCGCCTTTCGTGCGTCGCAAATGCCGCCATGATCTCAAGCATCAACTGCCCATAAATGTTCTTCTCATCCGTTACATCGCCATGCCCATTGATGATCAATCGAATGCCGCGCTCCTTGAACGCGTGAACGGTGTTCAGCGTATCCATCGAGTTGCGGCTAAACCGATCCAGTTTCGCCACAATGATCACATCACCAGGTTGTGGCGTCACACCGTTTGCCGCCAATCGATCAAGAAAATTCAAATGCCCCGAAACGCCAGCATCCTCAATAAACCGATCAACCGTCAAGCCATGCGTTAACGCGTTGCCGGTCACTTCCCTGCGTTGCGTGTCAAGGCTTGTGCCATTGGCTTGCTCGTCAGTCGATACGCGCAAATAACCGTAGTTCATAACGCCATCCAAATCATCGTTGCGTACAAAGCGCCGAACATTGCGCCGCCAATGATCAATGTTGCTGTTGTGGACTTCATCTCGTTTCCTGTGTTTGTGTCAGTGGTGTAAATGTACACCGCGTTTACAGTCATGGGGGACGTTTACGCAAAAATTTTTTGGGTAGCCGACGAACGGATAAGCGGTAATGGGGGGGTAGCTAGGCATGGCGCGTTATGCGAGGCAAGGCACGCGATGCCCGTTATGCGAAGCATGAGTGGGCGCGTGTGGAGTGGCGCGCCTACGCCGCCCCCTCGAAATGCTACCGGGGGGGGGTGTTGCGCGAACGCGACGTGGCGGAAACGCGACACGCGTTGCGTCAGCGCAACGATTTACCCGTTGTGCGGCGCAACATCAATAGTGTTGTCATCGACGTTTACGGCGTTGACGGTTTCGCGGTATCGATTCGCCATCAGATGCGCGTCAGTGATGTTCACCTGAACGTTCACCTGCGTCTTGTTCTCTCCATAGGCTTGCTGGTTCCACTTGCCAGCGAGCCATTGCCGGTAACGCGCTCTGACGTTCGCCAGGTTCGCCGTAACCGCGTCAGCGCCATCGACAATCGCCAGCCCTTGCTCCGCCAAAACGTGTGCCGCCCTCGCGCGTGCACGCGTAAATTCTTCGCTGCGCTCTGGAGTCGTTTCCGCCCACGAATAAAAAGCGCCCTCGCTTACGCCAAGAGCGCCTATTAACTCGGACACTTTCACGCCGCTCCCAATCTGTTCAAACAGTCCCTCTTCGCCGCCTGGAAACTTATGCACCGCACGATTCACGATCGACCTTAACTCTCTACGCTTCGCGTTGCTCAATCCCGCGCCACGCGCTTCGCGCACCGCGCCTTCTTCGCTTTCCGCCTCACCAGTACCGCTCAAACGCGTCAGATCGCCCTCAGTTCGATTTTCTGCTTCCATGTTCACTCACTTACCTTTCGCTTGTTCCATCGCCTCTAACGCGCTTTTGCTCAACGCGTAAGCCTGCTCACTACTTCCCTTGTACACCGGACCAATATCTTCTTCCGCCATGAGCGTCAACACCTCAGCGCCAGGCATTGCCCGTTTGATGCTTACCGCCTGCGTGAAAAATTCCTGCTGCAAGATAACCGCCACCTCGTCCATCGTCCAGCAGTCGCACTCAGGTCTCATTGCCGCGTAGGCGTGGACAGTTGCCGGATCAGCGCAAATCGCAAACACGCTCCCGTCATCCCGTTGACCCTCCATAACACTTACCGCCAACGGTTGAGCGTTCATCGCCTTTGCTTCAGCCTCCAACACGTCATAAGCCCGCATCATCCCGCCACAAGCCAACCTATACGCCTCAACGTCTCTCGCTTTCCTCGCATCCCTACACCGCCATAACTGCTTCCAAAACCTTAACCGCGTTTCCTCGCTCACGAGTTCCGCCAAACGATCCAAACCCCAAACCTTATCCGCCTCACGCTTCCGCTTCATCACACTGACCGCCACACTATTCATCGCCAACACGATCTGGTCATCCTCTTCAAAAGGATTCTTCAACCGATCCTCTGATCCGCCATACAAACCATCTCTAACCTTTCCGCGCTTATCTTTTGCCGCCATAACCCAAATCCTTTCTCTACAAATCACACATCAAACATCAAGCGTCCGAAACATTGAAGCGTCCGAATGTGTGTCTTTCAGACACACACACATTTCGGAC